CTCCAATTTCTCTACCATTTTAAATGCATCACTAAAATGTGGTACTACAACTTCAGTTGATGGATCAGATTGAGCAAACAATCTCCATTTTAATTTTTCACCTTCAACCAAAGGCACAACCATGTAATGTTCAGTTTGAAATACTGAAGGCGCCCACCATCTGTCATTAATATTCTTACATACGTCCTTAAACTCTTGTGGGAAAGGATTATCATTTACATGAGATTTCATATTTTTGTTTGAAGCATATCCACAAGACAAACATTGCATGTTTTGTTCGTCATCTCCAAGTAAAACCATTGTTTCTTTAATGTCCCCATCATCGACAAGACATTTCTCACCATTATTTGGACATTTAACTTTTAAAAATAAATCTTCCACACCCTACGTAACCTTTTTTAATTTTGGCAATTTAATAGTTGCTGTTGATTTCGATTTATCACCCCCTACTTTTTTCAATTTTGGCAACTTCAATGAAACAGGACTTGGAATTGTTTTAAGTGCATCATCCAATATAGTATTAAATTCCTTTGCCATATTTAAAAGAGAAAACTTTCTATGATTTGCTTTTCCTAATCTCTTCCCTTTTTTGTTAATAATATTAAATTTTTTATGAAGCATTCTTATTTTTCTAATCACATCACCCTCATTCACATTAAACCATTTACTTGGCTCAACTATAATAGGTTTCCATATCATAGATTTTGGAACTTCTCCCAAAGTACCACCAATTAACAGAGACTCTTTATCATTTAGAAAATCCATATGACCACTCCACTTTGAAGCAATCACAGGTAAACCACAACAAGAAGCTTCTAATATTGGTCTACCAAATCCTTCACCATGAGTACAAATCAAAAATCCTTTTATTTTAGGATTGTTATATAACATTGCCATCTCTTTAATTGTCAAATCTCCATGTATCAAATAAATATTTGGAACTGAATCTGTTTGGGAAAATTTCTTCTTTATAGCTTCAATTTTATCTAAAATTTCTTTTCTATCTAACACCGAAAAACTAGCCCCACTTGTCTTCAATACTAATGCCGGTGGATTAGGATGATTTGTAAATGCCTGAAGAAAACACTTTATCATAACTGATATATTTTTTCTATCTTCCCCATATCCACCTTTTGTCCATTGACCTACATGTAAATAAGCAAAATCATCTTTTATTAACTCAGTTAATTCATCAGTAAAATCAGATTTTATTTCAAAACTATTTAATGGTTTATAAATATCAGTATCTACTCCCTCGAACAGCACTTTAATGGGGCGCTCAAGTTTAACTTCTCCAATCTTTTGTTTCCCCCCATCTGGCTTATCTTCCATTTGATCATAATTACATCTTGAAAATGTTTCCGCGGTAAATCGTGATGGTACAATAATTAAATTCATAATATTACATCCCGATAAAAACTCCGGAGAAACTACATCAGTTTCAACACCAGCAGTGATACCAATGTTAAACTTTCCAGGATTTGCAAACTCATTCGGAATTCTAATATCAATATACACATCAGGTTGTTGCTTTATATCTTCAAAACGAACAAATGTATCCAATAATCTTTTATGTCTTGAAACATCAGGATTAAGATGATTTCTTGGAGTATTACCCCACTTAACATCCAAACATTTTATATCTATATCATCTCTATCCATAATAGAATAAAAAAACGATCTCGCATGATCACCATAACCACTACGAGTGTTAAACGGAGCACACATTACTACTGATTTTTTCATACTTTCACCATTTCATAAGGTTTACGTGGTTTCCAATTTTCAAATGCGCCATTCATAGAATTAATAAAATTCTGTCCCATTTCAATAGCAGTCATTTGATTTTCTCTACAAAATTTAGTACCTAAAGTACCAAGTCTCTTTCTTTCTTTTCTACCCATATCATAAAACTCGCGAAGAAGTGGTGCAACATCTTCCGGTTGACATCTATCATCCCAAATGTAAGGTGTCGGTGGTGAACCTTGCAAAGATATATTTGATGGATACACGGGTTTTACCCACTCACCATGAGTCTTGTATTTACCTCTATGATTACTACCTAACTCAACATAATCATCTGGCGTCAACAGTTCTCCATCTTCATTTCTAAATCCACATTGGTCTTGAAGTCCACCAGTAACATTTACAATGACAGGTGTTCCAACCGTAAGAGCTTCAGCACTACCTAACCCAAAACCCTCATTGGATGCCAAATTAATATAAACATCAGCTGAATTAAATAACAAATTCATTTTATTATCATCCATCGGACCACCCTTATCATAAGTAAAACAAACGTCATAATCGGGAATTAAATGTCTACATTGTCTTGGCAAATCAGTTCCATTATCATCGATTGGTTGACAATGCCAAATTAACACACACTCATCTCTTTGTTCAGGAGTTAATTCATCCATAAAATATTTATAAGCTAATAAAACATCACCTGGTTGCTTCCTACGAATATTTCTATTACTATATAACACTTTAAATTTCTTATCCGATAAACCATATTCTTCATTAAACTCTAACAAACTTACATCTTCATCATCTGCTTTTTTAAATCTTCTAGCAGAAATTCCATGTGGTACATATGTCACTTGCCAATCTTCATATCCGTATGGTTTTAGCAATCTTTTATTGATACCATAAGTTTGTTTTGATATTGCCATCAGTAAATCGCAACTACGATAATAATTTGTATTATACTGAGGATCAGGTAAATCATCCCAAATGTTATAATAAAAAATAGGCATAGTACGTCTTATTTCTGCTTCCATATTATAAAACCAAATCCAAAATCTCGGATCTGTATAATGTAATATAGCATCAGGTTTTTCCATTTCAATAACTTCTCGTAAAATATCTTCATTACCATAACCATCAACAGGATAAATTTTTAAATAACCATTTTTAATACCAAACTCTTCAAGACCTTGAGACATATCAACAATCTTGCCCTTTTCAGGGTGTTCTATTGCCCCACCAATCTGAACCCAATCATATTCATTAAGCGTCTCCATTACAATATCTTTAGATACAGTAGCTACTCCACTATGCATCCTCAAATCATCTGACATTAAGAGAATTTTCTTTTTAGACATATAACCTCATTAATATTTTAATCGTTTAATAACTGTTTTTTAGCTCTGTTAGCACTTCGTGCAGCACTGCTGAATTCTTTCGCATGCTCTTGTTTGAGAAGATAAGATTCAATTCTCAATAATATCTCTCGTATTTCTTTTAAAATTGTGATATCTGATCTACTGCCCATTCCCGTAGCTCTCATTAAAATCTACTTCCACTCATAAAAAGTTTATCATAACTTTCCATTTGTTCTTTTAAGATTACATCATGTAAATATTGATGAATTGAACGATTAACTAATTTTTGTAAATTCATAGATGAATTAACTGTTTTAAATTTGAATTGATCATATAAACCTTTTAAGATTTTGACCGATGTTAATTTTGTTTCTATATTCATATATATAAATATATATATCTAATCAATAACTAAGGTTTTTTTTCCAAATTTTTTAGCATAATTTATTGTAGACATAGAACCATTTGATTTAACTCCTCTTGGTATAAATGCTACAACATATTCTGAATGAATAGCAATCTGTTTATTTCTCTTAAAAAAATTGGAAACATGGTATGGCTTTCCATAATTTCTTTCATGTAATGGGCAGTATAAATTATGTGATACATGTACCGGTGGATATTCCTCATATTGTAAACCCAACTCTAAAGCATATTTCTTAGCATAAAAATCAGCTCCTTTTGGACATCCACCACTTACTATTATGGTATCATCACCTTTATCTCGTTTTAACTTAAAGATAAATTCTTTAATTTTCTGCCGGTTTTCGTACTTACGACTACCGACAATTCCTACTTTTAAAGTATCTTTCCCCATTTACAATGCTCCGTATTATAAAATTCACAGAACTTACAAGCACTTCCCGGTTTTGCTGGATAGTTCCTATCAACTCTATGGTTTCCTTTTGAATCAAATATCAATTCACGAAATTCATGAAATGCCTTCATAGTTTTATTGATACTTGGAACTCCATTTGACGGCTCAAATCTCTGTAATCTACTGATTGGAAAATCTGATTTCTTTGCTATCTTTCGTTTCAATATCAAAAAATACACATTAATTTTATCAAGTGGTACATTAAACTTTTCTGAATAAAATTGTTTATACATTAATAACTGAGACTTCTTATAAAAGTTTTTCTTTTGCATATCCCACCACCCACGAGTAGCAGTTTTCAAATCAATAATCGCGATAGTGCCAGAAATCTTATTTCTAATAACCACATCTAAATAACTCTTTAATTGAACACCATCCTGGATATCCATGAATATAGGAACTTCAACACCAACCAATTCATAATTCTTTTTCATAAAATACTTATTTCGATGTTTATGAAAATGTTTTATTATCTCAACGCCATCTTGATAAAACTCTACCATATCTTTTTGTTCACATGGCAAAATATTACACTTTTCTTTTATGGCATTAAACTCTTTTACCATCTCTTCTTTCAATCTAGTTTCTAAATCAAGTTTTTCAGCTTCTACTATTGATTTATTATACATCGTAACCAAATACTCTTGAATCACCGTATGCATAGCAGAACCAAATAAGGTGTATATATTACCACTAGATAAACTTAATTCGTCTATATAACGTAGTTTCCACTTTAGGTTACATTCGTTATAGGATGTAAACTGTGAATGTGATATTGATTTCATATTATCTCGTCAACCAAACCATATCCCAAGCAAGTATCCGCATCCCACATCAAATCATGTTTTAATATTTCATCTATTTTTTTCATTGGAACTTTTGTATATTTTTTATATACATTCTTAATAGTAGTCATCATTAAATCTAAATTTTGCTTCTCATCTTCAAACTCTGAATACTTACCCCAAAAACTTGTCGATAGTTGATGAATTAACATATATGAATTTCTACTCATAAACCGATTATCACCCACTACAGAAAGAAATGTTGCTGCACTAGCACAGAACCCATCTACATAAGTTTCAACTGGAACCTTACATCTCAATATTGTGTCCATAGATGAAATACCTGCAGTAATTGAACCACCACCTGAATTTATCAATACTTTTATAGATGGAGTGTCTATATCTAAAGTTTTTGACATTGTTAAACTTTTAGATTCTAACTCACCTACCTTTTTATTAAGTTCTACTGCACTATCTCTATTCACATTGGCATAATAATATATTTTATTCTCATGAACTGCTATATGTTTATCTGGTGGTGTAGATTGTGCACCTTTTTTAGCAGGTGGTTTCTTTTCACCCCAATATTTTTCATTCATTATTTACCCCACTTTCCTCTACTAACAATTGTTGCCATGATACCATAATTAGATACATCAAGATAAGCATCTTCTAATGGTTCGTCTTTAACTGCTGATTTTTTATTACCAAGTAATAATGTTTTAATTCGTTGTAATTTATCATTCATCCTAAACCATAACCCAGTCAAAGACAACTTTACTTCTTCTGGTGTTTGTAATTGTGTTCCTACTGATATATTACCTGGACCATAATCATGTTGTTTATGTAAGAACAACTCATATTGTTCTCGTTGAATCTCTTTAAATTCGTTGGTCATCTCTGGCCACTCTAGTTCCATTTGTTTTACAATCGAAATACTTCTCATCTCAACATCATCCATAGGGTCTTTGACTTGAGTTTC